AAAGTTTATTTCAATATAATTATATTAAGCAATTTTATGTAGAAATGTATAAAAGTATTGGAATGGATATGGCCATCTGGTATGGTAAAAACTATCAAAAATATTTAAAAAAACAAGATCCGATTAGCGATAATATACAGATGTGGACAGCCATATTTATTGATTACGCTAACAGAGTAGCAGCAACAAACGTTTCTTTAGTCAGTGGAACCGCACAAAAAACATTAATAAAAATAACACAGCGTATTTTAAGAGATCCCGAGCTTTCAATGTTAGGCGCTCAAGAAAAGGCAAGAATATTAATGAATCAATTTAATAAATATAGTTCGTGGCAAGCTTTAAGATTAGTGAGGACCGAAAGCAACAGAATAGCAAATTACGCTACACAACAAACCGCATTAAGCATATTTGGTAAAGATAATCTACAAAAAACTTGGTTACATAGTTTTGGGCCCAATGAAAGATCTTGGCATGTAGCTCTTGATGGCGTTACAATACCGTATGAACAAAAATTTATGGTGGGCACTGAATTAATGGAACGGCCCGGGGAAGGATCCGCCGAAAACATTATAAATTGTAGATGTACAATAAATTATGAGCCGTTAGAAATACCCGGATTTCCATTGTAAATTAAATTTATTATTTTTGTAAAAAATATATATATGGATTTTCTATACAAAGCGTCACCGCTAGGTGAATTAACAGATTACGATGAAAAAAATTCTATTGTAAAAGGTTACGGATCATATTTCAATAATCAAGACAGTGACGGCGATATAATAAGAAGGGGCGCATACAGAAAGACGATTGAGGAAAATGGCTACAGAGTTAAATATTTGTATCAACATAATATGATGCAACCGATCGGAAAAATGAAAGAGCTATATGAGGACGAAAAAGGATTGGTGTTTGTTGCTGAAGTTCCCAAAACCTCTTTAGGCAAAGATGTAATCGAACTAATGAAAGCCGGTGTTATTACAGAAAATTCAGTTGGTATTTTACCGATTGTAAAAGAGGATCTAAAAGGATACAGAGAATTGAGGGAAGTTAAGCTTTTTGAAATATCTGCTGTTACAATGGCCGCTAATGATGAGGCAAAAATTCTAGACGTCAAAGGACGTAAAGACATAAACTATGTGTATCAAAAATACGACAACTTGTGTAAACTTATAAGAAAAGGCGACATAAGTGACGAAATGGGATATGCTATTGAATCAGAAATATACAAGCTAAAATCTTTGTACATAAACGCTACTCAGCCAGCGCAAGTTACTGAGCCAGTTCAGAAAGAAGAAACGTTTGATGTTTATAAATATTTGTTAAATAATTTAAAATAATTCTTACTAAAATGGAAGAAAATGTAAAAAATCAGCTTGATCAATTAGGGAATTTAATCGATTCCAAAATTGAAAAAGCTACTGGACAAGCACTAGAAAGTGCTAATGGTAAAGCTGATGAAGTGCTGAAAGGCGAAATATCAAACCTTACCACAAAATTCAATGAAAGAATGGACGCAATGGAAGTTGCGAACAAAAAACACCTTGAAGCGATTGAAGGCAAAAAAGCTGACAAATCATTCAAAGGAGGTTTAATTAAAAGTATCAATGACGGTGCTTTAAATTCACTAAGAAACGGAAACGCAAGAAGCGCATCTTTTGAAGTAAAAGCTGACATGACTGTTGCTGCTGATTTCACTGGAGAAGTTATACCAGCACAAAGAGTGCCCGGGTATAAATTTGATCCAGCAAGACCACAGCACGTGAGAGAGCTTATACCACAAGGATCAACTCAATCAGATGTTATTAGATTTGTAAAAGAATCTGGTTACAGTGATGGATCTGCTATGAAAGCAGAAGGTGCTACACTAGGTCAATCAGATTTTGATATGACAGCTAGTTCTGTAAATGTAGAAAAATTGGGAGCATATTTGAGAATTTCAGAAGAAATGCTTGCTGACACTCCACAATTAACAAGCTACATTTCGAACAGAGTACCATCAAAGCTTTTAACTGCTGAAGATGATCAATTATTAAATGGTAACGGAAGTGCGCCAAACTTATCTGGTATTATCACTGACGCTGCTGACTTTGATACTTCATCAAGTGGTGCTTTTTATCAATCAGTTAACGGAGCAAATCAATTTGACGTAATTATAGCTGCTTTAAATCAATTATCATTAAGCAACTACACTGCTGATAAAATTATAATGCACCCGACTGATTTCCACAAAATCTTATTATTAAAAGATTCAAACTTGTCTTATTTAAAAGATCAAGTGTTTAAAGGATTACAACCTGTATTCAATGGAGTACCTGTTATTCTTAACACAGCTATCGCTGCTGGATCTTATTTACTAGGTAATTTCTCACAAGGAACTCAACTATGGATTAGAGATAATGTATCAGTTGAATTCTTTAGAGAGGATGGAACCAATGTAAGAGACGGATTTGTTACTGTGAGATGTATGGAAAGAATTGCTTTAAGCAACTACTTGCCAAACGCTTTCGTAAACGGAACATTCTCTGCTGGTATCACTGCATTAGAAACGCCATAATCGTTTTAAATAATGTTTTTAAATTAAGGGGGTTTTTAAATCCCCTTTTTTTATGCCTTTTTTTGTCGTTTAAGCAACTTTCCACCCTCTAAGGTATTTATACATTCAAAATTTCTTTTCGTTTATTAGCGTAAAATCCCCACTGAGCAAAAAAAATAATTAAAAAATAACTTAAAATTTTTTTTAAATATTAAAATATTTTTTTATATATTCGTACTAATTAAAACAAAAAAAGATAATTATGAAAAACACTACTACTTACAATGGCTACAATTTATTAGAAAAAAACGTCAAAGGTTGGATCATTGAAGAATCCGTTGACCTTTGGGGTAGTCACCACTATCTTTATATGGTTAGCGGTTATTCACAAGACAGTTACAGATATTACTGTGTTAACCAAAACGGTATTACAATTAACAAAGAATCACATTTAATCAAAGAAGAAGCAAAATTTTCTTATGACGAAAATCGTAAAGGTGCTGATAAAGGATTTATTGCTTGTTTAAAAGATCGTAAAATCTATGAATTGGATTTAATGTTTACCGAAACCGAGTGCGAAGCACAAAAAACTGTAATATTAAACGAATTAAATAAAAGATAATTATGAAACTCAACAAAAAAAATCTTGCTGTAATAGGCAACAAAGTATGGAGTTACACAACCTGTGTAGCTACTATCAAAGGCGACAAATTACTTTCGCACGGTTATTATTCACAAACTACCACAAGACACATTAACTACGTTGCTGAGCAACTTAACCTTAAAATTGTAAAATAATGTATTATCCACTAAAAGTCACAAAGCTAGCATATATACTTTACGTTGAGCATTTAGCCAGATACGGCTATTACATTGGAGATGCGCTTAACCCTGTGTATAAAGATTATTGCGCTCAAAAACTTATTGACTATTGTAATTTTATGCAAGAAGAACACGGTGGCGAAGATCACTGGGATTACAACGATAAATTAACCTTAAAAGACGACTGCGGTTATGAAGGTAAATAAAAACACTAGAGCCAGTGGACACGGCAAAAAAATATTTTGTCCAAAATGTAACGCTCCATCAAGAGTTTATCACTTTTCTTGGTCAGCAATTCAATGCGGTACTTGTGACGATATGATCGATAAGTACGAATGGAATTTAAAACCCGTAGATCTACAAAATGAAACAGGTATCATCGAGGCACACAGAAAATTCTTGGCTCAAGATCCGGGGAACTGGAAGTGGTTAATTGCTTTTTATGTAGTGGCCCTTCTTTTAACAATTTTACTAACTATTAAAATTTAATTTATGATAACTTTTAAAATAAACTTTAAAGCGTCTGTGTACGAAAATATATGTGATCTGTTAGAAATGGAAATGGATTACTATTTATCAGATTTTATAACTGAGGAAGAATGGAATGATGATATGCACTTTACTGATTCAGATGAATTAATGAATTGGCTTGAGGACGGTTATTGTTTTCAATGCGATACTATATATTACAGTGACGCTATGAAATACTTAAAAGAAAATGACGCAAGCTTAAATAAATCAATAGAGCTTGCAAATAATGCTGGTTACGATTTGAGCTCAATCAACAGTACGTTATTAGCAGATCTTTTAAGAGAACACGAGATCAGAGAAGATTTTTATAAATGTAAAAATCAGATTGACGAAATATTTAAAACTTTATTATGAGCGCTAGATCTAGATTTGAACACAGATTAAAAGTTTTGAGAAGGATCCGAAAAATGGAATGCCCAAAGAATAAACCCGGATTTAATAATTTAACCGATCAAGAAAAGCAAAAAGAGATGCTTAAATGGTCAAAATTTGTAAGAGATGTACGATAACACTAAAAAAGACAGATCGTTGCTTATAGCGTCGTTTCTGTTAGCTTTATGCCTAAGATCTTACTTTATTTTAGGCGATTTATTAACAGCCGCAATTTTTTGGATAATGGGGTTTTTAGTTCTGTTTAATTTGTTTTATAAAAAAAAATAATTTGTTTAGTTTTGTTTTGGTTGTTGAAAACCCGGTTTAAGTTTGGCCGGGTTTTTTTTATTTTTAATAAATGACACATAACCAAAAGGGTTGTTTTGCTGAATATCATTTTGCTTCAACAGCAATTTCTTTAGGTTTTAACGTCTCCACACCTTTATCAAGCTCGAGCTATTATGATTGTATACTGGAAAAAGATGGAAAGCTATTTAAAATACAAGTTAAATATTTAGGCAAAAACAGATTAAGACGAGGCAACAGCATGCAAATAACATTGAGGCGAACCGGTTTACCAAACTACGAAAAAAAGTATGTAGATTTTTTTGCTTTATATGATGAGGAAAATAAAGGTTTTTTTATTATACC